GGCCGAAACCACCGGAGAATAACCGATGTCGATTTCCTTTGACGAAATCCCCTATGACTGGCTGGCGCCCGGCACCTTCGTGGAAGTCAAGCCGAACTACCGGACGCTCGGCATTCTGCCTTACCCGACCAAGAATCTGATCATCGGCCAGAAACTCGCGGCCGGGACGATCACCGTGGGGTCGATCGTGGAGATCACCCGCCCAGAGGAAGCCATTGCGCTGTTCGGCGCGGGATCGATCGGGGCCAAGCAGGTGGCGGCCTTCCGGCTCGCCAACAAAACCCAGGCGCTGTTTGTCACGGCGATGGCTGACGCCGGCGGCGCGGTCAAGGCGACGGGGCTCTTTACCTTCACCGGCGCGGTCTCCGTGGCGATCGTGCTGCGCTTCCTGGTCGGCGGCCGGCAGATCCGCATTACCGCCCTTTCCACCGACACCGTCACCACTCTGGCGACCAAGCTCGCAGCAGCGATCAATGCCGACACGGATTGCGAGGTGACCGCGACATCGGCGCTCGGCGTCGTCACCTGCACGGCGCGCCATGGCGGCGAAGTGGGCAATGATATCGACCTGCGCGTCGATGTCGCCCGCCAGCCCTTGCCATCGGGCCTGGCTGTTGCCGTGACCGACATGAACAGCGGCACCGGCAATCCTGTTTTGCAGACGGCGCTCGATCTGCTTGCCAACACCTGGTTCACCCATATTTCGTGGCCGTGGTCCGACGCCACCAACATGGCTGCAGCCGATGTATGGCTGAAGAGCCGCTACACCGCCATGACCAAGATGGATGCGTTCGGCTATGTCGCCAAGCGCGCCACTTATGGACAGGCGGGCACTTTCGGGGCGCTGACCAATTGCCCGCAGCTGACGGCGCTGGCGCTGAAGCGTTCGCCGACCAGCTCGTGGTCGATCTCGGCAGCCGTTCATGGACTGGCGGCCTTCCAGCTGACCAATGATCCGGCGCGCCAGCTGCGCTCGCTTGTCGTTCCGGGCGTGATCGCCCCTGATTTTCCCGATCAGTTCACCGACACCGAAAACGATCTGCTGCTGCGGACGGGGATTTCGACCTTCGACCATCTGGCCGACGGCACCACGGTGATTTCACGGCTGATCACCACCTATAAGCAATCCAATCTCGGGATTGCCGATCGATCGTGGCTCGATGTCATGGTGGCGGCGACCATGAGCCGGATCCGCTATGACTGGGCAGCCTATGTCACGCTCCTCTATCCGCGCGCCAAGCTGATCGACGATGAGGACAGCGCCGCCTTTGTCGGCCGTGACGACACCGATGAAGACGTCGGCAATTCCGTGGTCTCGCCGCGCCGCATGCATGCCTCCTGGGCCGGGCGTTGTGCGCTCTATGCCGAGAAGGTGTGGATCGAGGGCATTACCGAGACGATCAAGCAGAGCACTTTCGAGCGCGATGGCGATGATCGCAACCGGATGGATGCGCGCCAGCAAGTGCGGATCGTCGGCAACCTCATGGTGCTCGCCGCCTCGCTCGAATTTCAGGTCTGATAGACCCGCAACGAAAGGAAACCTCTAAATGTCACAGGTTCTCGGCATCGTGGATATCGTCTGGAAAGGACGCAATATCCCCGTCGAAAAGGGCTCAAAATTCCGGGTTGGCGGAATCAAGAACAACGCGGTCACCTATGGCCGCAAGGTCGGCCGCGCCCAGGAATTCCAGGGGTCATCGGTGACAGCCGTCACCAATCTGGAAACCGGCATGCGGCTGAGCAATCTGCTCGATCCCGGAGAGGGCGAATTGCAGGTGGTCTGCGACACCGGCCAGACCTTTGTCCTGAAGGATGCGTTCCTGATGGATGACCGGCCGGAAGTGGCCGGCGGCGAAGGCGGCAAGATCGAACTGAAATGGGCCGGCGGCGTGCCCGAAGAAATCATCGGCTAGGAGATCATCGGATGAAGAAGCAAGAACTGGTCGTCGATCTCGACGGCGATCTCCCCATTCTCGACGGTATCGTCGAGGAAGACGGCCCAATCGCTTCGGGGCCGGCAGTCGATGGCGACATCGTCGATGAGGATCTCGACCCCGCCGATCGGCTGCCCAAGCACGCCAGGCGCAACAGCAATGGCTCGGTGACACTGCCTTTGCATTTCCCCCAGGAGATCGTCTCCCGGAAGGATAACAAGATCCGCAAACAGATGTTCAGCGAGCTGGTGTTGAACCGTCTCAACGGGGCAGACCAGCGAGCGATCGCGGCGACTTCCGAAGATACGATGACCGTTGTCGCCTTGTCGCGGTCGACGCGGATCAATCTCGCCGTCATGAACGCGCTGTTCGACAAGCTCGACATGGCCGATCTGCAGGCAGCCGGCCAGGTGCTCAACCATTTTTTAGCGAGTGGCCCGAAGACTGGACGCTGAAACTCGGCGCACTGGCCGAGGGCACCGGGTTTTCGGCCGATGAGTTGGAAAGCTTTACCTTCGATCGCGTCACTTTCTGGTGGAACAATTTGATGAAGTGGCGCGAACACGTCAATCAGCTTACGAAAGACAATTGACATGTCGGCACGCGCCATGACGCTCGATGTTCTCGTCCGGCTCAGGGACCAGCTTTCCGGCGGTCTCAACAAGATCGTCGGGATGTTCCGCCGCCTGGGCTCGATGGCGCGGACGATCGGCCTGCTCGGGGCTTCGGTGGCGGCCATCAGCTTCATGGGGCCGATCCGCGAAGCGGCGGCGTTTCAACAAAAGCTGCTCGATATCGCCGGCACCGCGGAACTCTCCGGCAAAGCGTCGTTCGACTTTGCTGATAAGGCCAAAACGCAATATGAAGCGCTGGCGCTGGCGAGCGCTCAGGCCTCGCAAACGATCGCCGCTGGCGCCGGCCAGATGATTGCCGCCGGCCTCGATCAGAAACTGGTGGACGCATCGATCGGCAATATCGCCATGGCCACAGCCGCAGCCAATGCCGAATTCTCCGATATGGCCGGGCTCTCGACATCCCTGCTGCAGAACCTCAGGCTTCCGGCCAATCAGCTCAAGGATTCGCTCGGCGCACTGGTAATCTCGGGCAAACTCGGCGCGTTCGAACTGAAAGACATGGCCAAATATTTCCCGAGCCTGACAGGCCAAATGGCCAAGTTCGGCGTGACCGGCCGCGAGGCGGTCAACTTCCTGGGCGCTGCTTTGCAAATCGCCAAGATGGGGACATCCGACCCGGCCGAGGCGGCCAACAATCTGAGAAACTTCCTGTTGAAGGTTATGTCACCGGCGACGGTCAAGAATTTCAAGGATATGGGCGTCAACATAGAGCAGCTCATGCAGGATGCCGCCACACAGGGCCTGGACCCGCTCGAGGCGGTGCTGCAGAAGATCACCACGCTGACCAAAGCTTCCGGCGTCGACATTGCCGCCATGATGGCGAAGGCCAAGGCCAGCGGACTTCAAGGTGCGGACGCCCTTGCCGCCGTGCGCTCGCAGCTGGAAAAAATCCACGCGGCCGGCGCACTCGGCAATCTCTTCGCCGACCAGCAGGTGATGGATTTCCTGATCCCCTACATGGCCAATGTCGACAAATTCAAACAGATCAAGGATGAGGTTGCCAAGGCGACCGGCGCTGTCATCGATCGCGATTCGGCCACACAACTTGCCGGTCTGAATGATCAACTCAAAATCTTCGAGGAAATCGGCACCCAGGCGAGCCGCGAAGTCGGCTTTGCCTTTGGCGCATGGCTGCCTGTCATCAACAGCAATCTCGAAGCGGCGCTGAAATGGTTTCGCGAGTGGAATGCACAGACTGGCGGGCTAGGTACGAGGCTGTTGACGCTCGCCGGCGGCGGCATCCTGGCGGCAACCGCACTCGGGGCGCTCGGCATTGCCCTGCCGGTGATCGGGGCAGGATTTTCCCTGGTGCTGGCCCTGGCCTCGCCGCTGGGCGCGGCGATCGCCATCATCGCGTTTGCCGCGTGGCATATTTACAAGAACTGGGCGCTCTACGGGCCGCGTCTCAAGCGCCTTTGGGATGGCGCTAAAACCAGCTTTGAACAGTTCATGAATGGTCATAGTCCGCAATTCATCCGGGGCCTCGCAGCCGGGATTGCCGCACTGGCGGGCCTGTTTTTCCCCAAGGCATTTGCATTGTTCGTGCTTCAGGATCTGATGAAATGGTTTGAAGGCAAAGCCAGTGTCATCGGCGACGTTTCGAAAGCGCTCAGCCGCCTCACAGGCATCGACGCCAACAAGATCGGCAAGGTTTTGAGTATTGTCGCCGGCGCCGGCGCGGGATTGCTGCTGTTCGGCGGACCGCTGATGGGGCTTGGCCGTAATATCGCGTCGATTGCAGGAGGCCTTGGGCTGTTGGGTGGCGCCAATGCCGCCGCCGGCCTTGGGACGCTGGAAACATTGGGTGGGCTGTCGATTGCCGGCGGGTTGAGCGCGCTGGCGCTTTCCGCCGCCGCCGCTGCAGGCTCGATCAAGCTGCTCTATGACGCGATGAAGCAAGACCCGAAGCTGACCAATGCGATCGGCTCCACCATGTTCAACACGTGGTATGACCGCGTTGCTGATCTCTTCCGCGCCGGCCCGAATTCGCCGGAAACCGTGTTTGCCAATGACAATCCTAATCTGGGCCCGGGCAACAAGGGAACCCCGATGCCGGCCAAGCAGCGGGCGAAGGAACAAGCGACATTCAACCGGCCTGAAGTGGTGGATTGGAAGTTGCTGCAGGCGAAAAAGGAAACGGAAGAAGCACTCAAGGCCGGCAAGCTGAACACCGGATCGTGGTGGGAAAAGACCAAAAGCGATCTGGATGCCATTTCCAAAGTCGGTACCGCATTGAAGGCACCTCAGATCAAGCGCGGCTCGACCGACACATTGCCCGGCAAAACCAAAGACGATCTCGGCGTGACGCGCGGCGTGGCTCCTGCCCAGGTCAAGGTTGGCGGCACCATCGTCATCAAGGTCGATGGCCTCGGCAAGGTGACCTCGGCGGTGTCGACCAATTCCAATGTCAAGCTCGAGACCGGGTCCACCGGCCGCGTTGTCGGGAGAGTATGATGTGGTTTGACAGCGACGGCGATCTTTTGCCCGGCCTGTTGCCCGGGCTCTATCGCGGCATCAGTTTCTTCTGTCCCGACACCTCGACCAAGGCAGGCCGCCGGGTGGCCGAGACGCTGTTTCCCGGCGTTGAATGGGCGGCCTATGACGATATGGGTTATCTGCCCGATACCGTCGATATTTCGGCGCTGGTGATCAGCGACGACTATATTGCCATCGCTCAGCAGATCCGGAGCGCCTTCAAGACGCCGGGGCCCGCAACGCTGATCCACCCGTGGCTCGGGCCCATGACGGTGATCCTGCAGGATCCCGGTGAGATATCCTTTGCGGCGGCCGAGCTGCGGGTGGTGCGGTTTACCGCGACGTTCAAGGTGCAGGCCGAGGGCGCGGGCTTCGGCTTTGGCGCATCGACGCTCACCGGCCTGGTGCTCGGCATTGCCGATGTGGTGACCACGGCGAGCGCCCTGGTTTCCGCCGTCGATGACACGGTGATATCAACCGTCAAGGCCAAGGCGTCGACCAGATCCGGACGGATTGTCATCGCCGCCGCCGACGATGTTGCCGCGCCCGCCGGCTCGCTGCGTTTCGTGCCGCGCCTCAAAGCCTCGCTGCCGGCACGGGTGGACAGCCCTTCTGCCTATGACGCCATGATGATTGATATTGCTGGGCGGATCTCGGCGCGCGATCGCGTTCCGGCCGTTGCGCCGGCAGCCTCGGCGGTGATCGAAGCCAAGCCCACGCCCTCCGCCCTGGTGACGGTTGGCCTCGATCTCGCAACCGCTCTGGTCGCAGCGATATCAGACGCGCCATCGAGCGCCGATGCCGCCTTGATTGCATCAGGCGCGGCGCACCTGGTCGCAAGCCTCGCCACCCAGGCGCTCGATGTCGATTACGATTCGCGAAACGCCGCGATCGCCTATCGGACTTCGGCATCCACAGCGATCGGCGATCTGATGGACGCGATGACGGCGATCTCATCCGATCTGATGGTGGCCGAGGCCGGCGCAATGCGCCGCGCACTGCGGGCGCTGCAGACCGCCATCATCAAGGACGTCAACGAGACGATCGGCCGCCTGCCGCGTGTCGTCACCTTTTCGCCCGGCCAGCCGATCGACGCCTTTTTGCTGGCCACCCATGTCGCCGGCAACCAGCCCGACAAGATCGAGGCGGTCTATCGCGATATTGTCGCCCGCAACCGGCCGCGCCATCCCGCCCAGATCGATAGCGATGCGATCGAGGTCAAACTATGAAAACCCAGGGCATTTCAGTGCTGTTCGACGGGACCGAGTTTTCCGAATGGACCTCGGCCGAGGTTAGCCGCGACATGAAGGATCTGTCGGGCAAGTTCAATTTTACGATCCGGGATGACACCCGTAACGTCGCCTCACTGGAATTCGCGACAACCGACGCGGCGGTTGACATCGAGCCCGGTGCGACCGCTGAAATCTATGTCGACGGCCAGCTCTGCCTTGTCGGCTATGTCGATAGCGTTGAACCTGACATCGATCACGAACATGCCGAGGTGCGGATATCAGGCCGCGATAAGACCGGTGACCTGGTCGACTGCGCGGCTATGAAGGATGGGCCAGCCGAGTTCAACAATGTGAAGCTCGAGGACGCGGTCAAGCGGGTTGTGGCTCCCTATGGGCTTTCCGTCCGCTCTGAGGTCGACACCGGCGAACCCTTCACGCGCTATTCGTTGGACCTCTCCGAAACCGCCTTCTCGGCCGTTGAGAAGGGCACGCGCTCGCGCCGCGTCTTGATCCTGTCGGATGGCGTTGGCGGCGTGGTGATCACCCGCACTGGCTCGACCCGCGCGCCGGACGGACTGACTTTGCCCGGCAACGTCAAATCATCAAAGGGTAAGAAGTCCTTCGAGAAGCGCCACTCCGAAACCATCGTGCGCGGCCAGGCCGAAAAAACCGGCAAGGAACGCAAGGGAGATGCCCCGCTCGATGCCACAGCCGACCCCGTCAGCCCCGGCGATCGGACGGCCACCGATGGCTCGGCGACCGAGACCGAGCGCAAGGGCACCGTGGCGACCGGAAGGGCGATCGACCCGGAAATCACCCGCTACCGGCCGATCGTCCATCTCGCCCGCTCCAAGGCGGACGGCCAATCCGCCCAGGACGAGGCCGACTGGCGGATGCGCACGGCGCGCGGCGAAAGCGAAGAGCTGACCTATTCGGTAAACAACCATTCGGCCAATGGCAGCCTGTGGCGCGTCAATGAGATCACCACGGTTTGTGACGCCTTCCAGAAGGTCAACCGCGATATGCTGATTTCAAACGTGGCGTTTCGTGAGGATGAAAGCGGACGTGAGACGGAGCTGAAAGTGGTGAGCCCTGAAGCCTTCGACACCAGCAAAACAGGCGCGCAGCGCAGCAACGCGACCTCGAAATCCAAGTCGCTCGATTCGACGGCGGAGGCATTATGACGGACAAGGAAACAGCCGACAGCTTGCGCGGCATGGTGCGCCGGGTCACCCTCAAAAACGTCAAGGATACCGGCGAAACCCAGACGGCCTCGATCGAGGTGGCGGACGGAATTTTCCGCGACGATGTCGAAATTCACCAGCCCTACGGGTTTGCGAGTTCGGTACCGGAGGACGGCGCACTGGGGTTGGCCTTAGCTATTGGAGGAGACCAGGGAGACATAGTTGTTATTCCGGCGGCCAATCCTTCAAAGCGGATGGGGAAACTCAATCCGGAGGAAACGGGCATCTACAACGCCTCGGGAGACAAGATTGTGCTCGGCGCTGACGGCTCCATTTCCATCATGGCCGGCGCGGACCTGACCGTTAAGATCGGAGGAGTAACCTTCCAAATCTCGGGCGACGGCGTTGATATCACCGGCGGGTTTGTTCGGCACAACGGCAAGAACATCGGCTCGACGCATCATCATAGCGATGTCACGCCGGGCGCTGGCGAGACCGGCGATCCCTTGCCGTGATCCTGCCGCCCGTCCAGGCGGGCATGAACTGATCCGCGCGCGCGCGATAGCGTGCGGCCATGTTTTACGATCTCGCCCTTGTCTATGACCCGGATGCGCGCGCTTGCGATCTAGCGATCGGCGACGATGGCGATCTGATGATCGATGAGACCGCGATCACCCCTATGCTGCTCTCGATCGGGCTGGACCGCCGGGCAGCCAATGACGACGAATTGCCTGACGGACGCACCCAATATCTCGCGCCTGTTTCCTTCTCCGAACGGCGGGGCGGCCCGGGCGATGCGCTCGATCCCTTCGGTGCAATGACCGGCTCCAGGCTCTGGCTCGCCAACCGCGCCAAGCAAACAGAGACCACAAGACAGCTCTTCGCCTTCTGGCTGGCCGAATGCCTCACCTGGGCGAAAGCCGAAACGGGTGTGGCCGCCGAGATCGAGGTCGAATGGCGCGCCGCCGGACTGCTGGCCTTCCGCTGCATGGTATCAGACGCGACGATCGCGCTTTCCAAACGCGTGGAGGGCTGACATGAGCTGGCCCGTTCCGACAGCCAAAGTCATCGCCGAGCGCTTCGCCGGCACACTTGAGACGGCGATTACCAGGCTGAAACCTTTGCTCGATCCGACCGCGATTTCGCGGGCGGTGCGCTCGTCCAAGGGCATGTTCGCACAGATCGGCCGGGCAATCGCGCTCGAAGCCCGCGAACTTCATGACCATATCGCCTGGTGGGGCAGGCAGTATTTCCCCGATACCGCCGAAGAAGAGTTGGTTCTGCGCCATGCGGCGATCTGGGGTGTCGATCAGCGCGCAGCCATCGCGGCAACGGGCACAGTCCTGGTCGAAGGAACGATTGGCACGGCGCTGCCATCCGGCATCGAGCTTTCCGCCTCTGACGCCACCCGCTTCATCACCACGGCCACGGCGACGATCGGTAGCGGCGGCACGACAAGCGTTGCGGCGGTGGCGGCCATTGCCGGTGCGGCCGGCAATATCGAGGCCGGCATCCGGCTGGTCACCATCACCTCTTATCCCGATATCACAAGGATCACGGTGGAAGATCCGGGCTTTGCAGGTGGCGCCGATGAAGAGGACTATAAGGAGCTTCAAAGCGCCGTTTTAGAGCGTATCAGGCAACCGCCGCATGGTGGCGCGGGCTTTGATTATCCCACCTGGGTCAAGGACACCTTTGCCGCCAAGGCCGTGGCCGTGGTGGGGGATTGGATCGGACGCGGCTCGGTTGGCATCATCGTTGCCATGAAGGATGTTGACGGCAATCCACGCGAAGCGACCGATCTTGAGTGTGCCGCTATCTTAGACCATCTCGGCCCGCCTGGCACATCTCTTGGGGTGCGGCCGGTGACCGCGCATGCCGTCGTCGTCACGGCCGAGATGACCGCAATCCCGATCACTGTCCGCCTGCGTCCCGACACGGTTGCCACCCGCGCGGCGGTGACCGAGGCTTTCACGCGCTATGTCGCCACGATCGGCGACGCAGACGATGCCCAGAACGCCTCGCCGATCGGCGCGATCATCGAACCGTCGCGGATCTCGGAAGCACTCTCGGCTGCCTCAGGCGAATATGCCCACGACCTGGTCGTACCGGCCGCTCGCACTGTGCTGGACAGCAGGCAATATCCGATTGCCGGTACGATCACATGGGCGGCCGCCTTATGACGCGCGCGCTGGACACCATCACCCGGTCGCTCATCGGCAAGCTGCATGTCGGCTGGGCCTTTGGAAAGCGTGGCGGCGTGCTGGACACGCTGCTCGGGGCCGCCGCAATCACCATCCAGGACGCTGAACAATCGGCCGAGCTGCTGATGGATGAAATCGATCCGCGCAACGCCCGCGCCTTGTTGCCAGACTTCGAACGCGTATTAGGCCCGGATCCCTGCGGCCGCGATCTCAACGACCCCGATGTCCCTGCCCGCCAGCGGCTCGCCTATCAGCGCTGGGTAGCACGCGGCGGCCAATCCATCCCCTACATGGTTGGCGTTGCCGCCAATCTCGGGGTGGAGATCGAGATCGAGGAGTTTTGGCCATCCAAAGCAGGCGGCTTTCGCTGCGGCCGGCCGCTGATTCCGGATGGCGAACAGTTCGTTTACCGCGTCAAGCTCGAGGGCGGTCGCGTCACAAAATTTCGCGCCGGCCTCAATTCGACAGGCCATCGCCTCGGCACCGTCGAGCTCTCGCCGATCGAGTGCGAGCTTCGCCGGATCAAGCCGGCCCACACCACCATCGTCTTCGCCTACCACGAGCTTTTGTTCTGGGGCGAGGAACAACTTGTCTATGACGGCGAGGCCCTTTCATGGGGCGTCGTCCTCGATTGAGGGGATAAAGAATGGATCGCACATTCGGCGCTGACAACATCGACATTGGTGGCGGCAAGCGCGGCTTTAAGGATGAGAACACCGTTGCCGGCACCTCAGGCACGGTGCTTGACGCGGCGTTTATGAACAGCCTCCAGGAAGAGATCCTCGCGGTGATCGAAGACGCTGACATTACCCCGAACAAAGACACCTGGACGCAACTTCTCGAAGCGATTACCGCCAAGATCAACGCTTCGCGCGTCTATCTGCCGATCTTTCCGGAGATCAAAACGACCGATGGCAAAATGCCGGTGACAGCCGTTTCGCCGGGGCTGATCCATGTCGAGGCAAACACCGATTTCATCATACGGGGCACCAAAAAATATACGACCGCGCTCGTGCCATTGGTGACGGCGGCGTCCAAGACCTATCATCTCAGGTGGAACGCCACCGATGGCTTTGTGCTCAAGGATCTCTCGAACGCCGGCTACAATCCGACAGCCGTAGCCGAGACCAATTCAGGCTTTGATAGCACCTATGACGACATGCTCGTGGCGCGGATCGTCACCGATGGCGCGAATGTCGGCACAGTGACGACGCTGGTCAACAAGCCTGCTTTGCTGACCCAGGTGGTGGAGAACCAGGCGCTGAATTCAGCGCTCGACTGGACGACACTGACCAGCTCCGCTGTCACCCTCAATTGGGCGCGGACGCCTGTATTCTCGCAGCCGGTCTGGCAGGAATTCCGATCGTTCAATCTCGAACCGAACGGTGCAGAGCATACGGTCGGCGGCATCATCCGCGCCTGCGGTATTAAGCCATCGGCGGCAACATCACGCTACGGCGCGCCTAATCTCATCTATTGGTACGAGGATTCGACCTTGAACGACGGCTATCTGGCGTTCGTCTGGAACTTCCAGGCTTAGGGGGCCGGATCATGACATATGACCTCAAAACCCCGCCCAGCAACCTTGCCAAGCGCCGCGCCATCGCGCTCGACTGGATCAAGACCTTGCGCCTGGACGACGGAAACGTCGTGCCGCAGGACGAGACGCCGGCCACCTTTTTTCTCGCCATCACAGAGGCCGGCGATCTGGTCGCAACCAGCGTCGCACCTGTCACTTTGCTGGCAGCGACAACATTCACGCCTGATGAAACGCACAACGGATCATTCGTCGGACTGACCGCCGCCGGGGATATTGCGGTGACGCTGCCGGCGACGCTGACGGCTGGATATTCGGTCTGCATTTCGCAAGAGGGGGCAGGCCAGATCACGTTTGCCGGCGAGGCCGGCGCAACACTCACCTCGGTCGATGGCATTGTGACAACACGCACACAATATTCGGCCGCCACGGCCCTGGTGATCTCGAACACCATAGGCACAAACGCCGTCTGGCGGCTGACGGGAGACATGGAGTGACCAATATGATTTCAGGAGGCTCGCAGTGGCTCAACGATTAAGCAGCATTTTAGCCGAGGATACATCCGCATCCTATTCGCCCACCGACGACGTTGTCGTCCAGGTCGACGCGCCCACACCTGTGACCGTCGATGTCGAAATCAAGATGGATGCGTCACTGAATTGGGCTCTGGCCTATTCTTTTAGCTCCTACGCAGAGCCGGTTACCCGGCTCACGCGCGTGCCCTTCATGCGCTTCAAGTTTCGCGGCAACAAGGCCGGAAACACGGTCCAAATCTGGGATAATTTGTGATGGCCTCAATGTCTCTCGGTTTAAAACTTCCCTTCGCTCAACGCGTCACACTTCCATCGGGTGATGTAATCTACGACGGAACCCGCGTTTCAAGCGGACGCGTGATCCACCCCACCACTCGTTTCATTGATCGGAGAGTATGATGGATCATCTGCCTAGTGTTTTCACCGGAGGCAATCTCCGCGACAAGATCAATGAAATCATCGATGCGGCGGCGCTCAAGAGCCGGTTGGTGGCATGTGTGGAAGATTTCGGAATTATCCTATGGACGTCTTTTGACGCGGTCACAGGGTATCCGACAGGGGTATTTCCCGATCACAGCCCAGCGTATCAGGCACTTGCCACCGCTCTCGGGGGTGTTGGTGGCGGGGTCATCACGTGCAGAACAACAGGCGCGATTATTTTTGGTTCGTCCATCGTTTCGCCTATGGGCGTGCATCATCGCTTCAGTAATCGGAAGCGGCCATTTGTCAGCGTTGGTGTTTATGATTGGGCGGGAACCGTTAGGCTTATACCCAGCGCAACCGGTGTTTTCAAGAAATCCGATGGCACAAATCAGTCCGTTGCTGTCGATGGTCACTGTCGTGATGCCTTCCTGTTTTGGGGAAATATCGACCCAGCTGACCCCACGAACTACTTGAATGCAGGCGGCATACCCGACATCGGCGTGGGAAGCATAAAAGACATCAATGTCTTTGGATCTCCGGTCAACGGGATTGGTATCGCTATCGTAGCGGGTGCTTATGTGTGTGAAGACTGGCGGGGGGATATGATCTCCTGCGCTGTGCGGCGGCAATTCGGTGGAAACTTCTACACTGATAAATTTTCCGCGCGTCGCTTCTCATTTCCGGTTCGCGCCGATAATACGACTAGGCTTATTGACGTTCGAGGGCTTGGTGACGGGCTGACCATCGATACGATCGAGTGTGGTGTTTGGAACGATGGGACGATCGATCAGCCGGCGGTCGGTATTGAAGCATCTAACACGCGCGCCGGCGTGGTTAGAAACGTCATAAACGGTATCCATACCTTTACGAAGTCGTGCATTGACATCTCGTCTCTGCACATCGAAAGCGGTCAAGTTATTTTGGATGGTTTTCAAGGCACCGTTCGGGATTCATGGATCTTCAACGACGGGGTAAGAAACCCGATTTTGGTCAAAAATTCGCAATCCGGCAACGGCGATAGAACGTCATGGTCTTTCGGCGGGCTAAGGTTTGTCGCTCAACCCAATTGGAACGTCCATGGGGCATCCGGATGGCCAGTAGCTGAGGTAATGGATATCTATCTCGACACTGGTTCCGGCTCTCAAGAAATTATCGATGAGGGAACAAGCCGTCGTATCGTGGCTGTTAATGGCCAGCTCGACAAGACGACAGTGCTCCATCCTCTGATCGGTGATAGCAACGGCCGATTGGCGGACTTGGCCTCCTACGGGCCAATGCTACAGTCCAAGGTATCGCGCATAAATCAAGGCAAGGTGTCGGTCACAGGTGTGGTCGACTCTTCTGGCGTATTCAATGGGATGACGATCGGCACCTTCACCGCGACAGCCGGCGGGATGTCGTTTAAGGCCGCGACCGCGACATACTATTACCAGGCGCAGCTGGTGTTTGATGTCACGAGGAAGATCGGTCGTGGAATCACAGGATCTCCGGCGGCTGTTTCAGTGGCGGCAACGAACGGTGCGGCTGTGCTGCCGCAGCTGACGTTCGACCTGTCTGGCATGTCGAGCGAAGGTGGGTACTTCATCCGCGTTTATCGTGGATCGGCTGATGGCAGCTATGACAAATATGCTGATATCCCGGTTGCCTCTATTAAATATGCTTGGGATGACGGCAATTGTATAGCGTCAATCCCATGGAAAACGCGGGCGGCGGGCGTGGCTGACACCCTCAACTCCGGTCTTACCGGCACCGGCTCGCGGCTGGTGCTGGAAGCTGGGGGCATTGTGGCCAAGGGTGTCGCTTCGAGAACGCCAACAGTGGGTACGTGGAAACAGGGCGATAAGACTGAGTTGCTTGCACAAACTGCCGATGGCAACAACATGGTGATCGAGGGCGCGACATGCACTGTTGCAGGCACCCCAGGAACCTTTGTTGATCGCAGGTTCTCGACGGTAAGCCCGGCGGTCTGATACCCTGACAAGCCACTCTTCGTTGGCGATGAAAAAGTCACAACTATTATTGCGCAACGTGGTGTTGTCTGTCTGCACATCATGATGCTGGAATAGCGACTAACCCCCGCCCCTAAATTAATTGGGGGTGGGTCGCCCTAAAATCTTGACCGTTTTTCGAAATATGCGGTTTGGGCAGCAAATGGATTTGTAGACGGATGCCGGGGCTTGCGCCCCGAAGCGGGGTCAAGTTTGGCGACCGAACCCGCTGACAGTGAAAAGAGATAACCGTCACACCCGTGCCCTGCAGGGCGGAGGCTGTTTGACAGACTCTCTAGGTTTTTGAAATGGTGAATCGGAATGAATTTTTGGATGTGCCGCCGGCACAGCCAGTTGCTGCGTGGATGGGCGGCAAAAGGGCACTTGCACCGCGACTGGTGAAGATGATCGGAGAGACGCCACACCAGGTCTACGCGGAGCCGTTTGTCGGGATGGGAGGGGTATTCTTCCGCCGCCGGCAGGCGGCCAGGGCGAAGGTCATCAACGACCGCAACGGGGATGTGACAAATCTCTTTCGCATCCTTCAGCGTCACTATCCACAGTTCATGGATACGCTGAAATTCCAGATCACCTCACGCCGCGAGTTCGATCGGCTGAAGGCATGTGACCCGAAGACGCTCACAGATCTGGAGCGCGCTGCGCGTTTCCTATACCTCCAGCGTCTGGCGTTTGGCGGCAAGGCGCACGGCCAGAATTTTGGGGTCAGTGCCGATCGGCCGGCGCGCTTTAACCTGACAAAACTGGCTCCACTCCTGGAGGACGCGCACGAGCGGCTCTCAGGTGTCACAATCGAGAACCTGGACTGGCTGGAGTTCGTCGACCGCTATGACCGGCCGACAACACTTTTCTACCTCGATCCTCCATATTGGGGCTGTGAAGACGACTACGGTAAACTGTTGTTTGACCGCGATCAGTTTACGGTGATCGCAGACCGTCTCGGGCGGATCAAAGGAGCATTCATCCTGTCGATCAATGATGTGCCGGAGATCCGTGAGTTATTCGGCCATTTCACGCTTGAAGAGGTCGGGCTTCAATACACCGTTGGTGGCGGCTCTGGTTCGGCTGCGCGTGAGCTAATTATTAGAGGGCCTTGAAGGCCCTTCAAATAGGCTTCAAATAGCCTTCAAAAGCCGTTTGAAGGATTCGCAATGGGAAGGCTGAAATATCGATGGGCGCGGACGTGGCCGGATAAGAAGAACGATTACGTTGCCGACGACCAGGATCGCATCTTTGGCCGGATCTATCTGCATCCCGACAATGTACGCTGGCAATGGTTCCTCAACGGCGACGGTCTGCCACAGAGCACAGGGTTCACCGAGTCCAAGGATGCAGCCGCAGCAGCCCTAGAGGCCGCCTATTCGTCCCTTAAGCCTGAATCGTGAGAGTTCGAGTGTTCTAAAACCCGGTGTCAAAATCTCAAAACACGGCGACCCGCTACATTGATAGTAAAGAATTTTGGTGGGCCCGGAGGGACTCGAACCCCCAACCAAGCGGTTATGAGCCGCCGGCTCTAACCATTGAGCTACAGGCCCCTCAGCGACGGTGATTTGACCGGCGCAATGCAATGGTTATCTATTCGCCGATGCCTCTAGCCGAAAAATGCGGGGTGGGCAAGCGCTCGCCGCAAAAGCTGCGCATTCACCCGTCATGGCATTGGGGATGAACAACAATCATGGGGGAGATGTCATGTCGATGAGAAAATCCGCGAAGCTTTTGTTGGCGGCGAGCCTGCTGGCCGGTCTTATGATCCAGCCCGCGTTCAGCGCGGAGGCGGCCAAGGAGGCGGTGATTACGGTATCGGGCGAAGCGCATGCCTCCCTCGCCCCGGATCTCGCCATCATCAGTTTTGCCGTGTCCAAGACGGAAAAGACGGCGCGAGCGGCGCTGGATGCCAATAACCAGGCGATGACCGCCGTCGTCAAGGCGTTGAAGGAGAGTGGCATTGCCGCCAAGGATCTGCAGACCTCGGGCTTCTCAATCGCCCCGCAATTTGTCTATCCCAATGACAACAACAACAATCCCAAGCCGCCGGTACTGACCGGCTATACCGTGACCAACACGCTGACGGTGCGCCTGCGCGATCTCGCCAAGATCGGCAGCGTGCTCGATCGCTCGGTCACGCTCGGCATCAATGAAGGTGGCTCGATCAATTTCAGCAATGAAAACCCTGAGAAAACCATTGATGGCGTGCGCGCCGCCGCCATGAAGAATGCGGCCGCCAAGGCGAAGATTCTGGCCGAGGCCGCCGGCGTCAAGCTCGGGCGGATCGTGGAGATCAGCGAGGCTTCAGCAGCCCCCGAGCCACGCGCCTTGGCGCCGATGGCCATGGCCAAGGAAGCCTCCGATCAGGTGCCGGTCGAAGCGGGCGAACTCTCTTATTCGGTCACCGTCAACGCCAGCTTCGCAATCGATCAATAGCGGGTGAACAGAAAAGTCCCCGTGGCAAAACCACGGGGACCTCAAGCGCCACACCCGGAGGGACGGCATACAGGCCCGGGCGTGACATGCTTTCGCGATGGGTGTGGGGTGCGGATGGAACCGGTAGGTCAGAGCAAGGTCGCCCCCCTCTGCCCTGCCGGGCATCTCCCCCACAGGTGGGGAGATTGGCTAGGCGCTGGCTCATCGCCTCAAATCAGCGAGGCATGCTGAGCATTTAAACGACAATTCGGGGCAAAACAGGCGCTCCATCCACTCTCCCCACCTGTGGGGGAGATGCCGGCAGGCAGAGGGGGGCATCCTTGCGCCAACTTGCCAAATTTACCCCGCCGCCTTAGCGAGCGA